AGGGATGTGATTACCTTGCCCATATTACATTCTCTAAATTGTTAAGTAATTTCTTATGCAGTCCGAACCCATTGCAGTACTCTTTAATCAACTGAAATAGGTCAGCATTGCCATTATGCTCAATACATACCATTTGTGTACCGGATAGGTTAATCTGTTCAAGTATCTCGAAGTCCATACCCTCCGCATCAATCGAAATGAAATCGAATACTTTGTAAGGGGAGTTCTTGACTAACGTCTTGTAAGTCCATACTTCTGTCATACGTTCCCTGAACTCCGTACCATTCCAACGCTTTATCTCTGATTTCTTAATGGTGGATAGCAGCGATACATCGCCCCTGTTAAGATGTGTTCCCATTTCGTGAAAGGTGCAGGTGCCGTCGGCCGTACCGATTGCCACATTGAACGCTTTAACCTTGTCATTGGGTGGTATGCGATTGAAGGCATCTTCTGACGGCTCTACAAGTACACCACCCCATCCACTCAGTTGCAGGGCATAGGTATTGCTTAACGTAACCCCATCATTGGCACCAATGTCGAGGAATACTCCCGATGTGCGGAAGTATTGTTCGATTACCTCTTGTTCGTTATTTTGGGAGTATCTCATTTGCCGTAGGTTTGGGTGTAGTATTGGTCGAATGATTCTTTTAATGGTAAGCCATTTTTACCTTCAAGTTTGTCAAGTAAAATTTCAGCTATTGCTAATGCAATTTCTTCGTGCTGCTGCTTTTCCATTTCTTTGGCTTGTTCAAGCGCTCTTAACATATAATCGGAAAAAATTATAAAATTACTGCTCGAACCAAAGCTTAAAAGGTTGTCATTATTAATTTTTTCAGCAATTTTATCATAAAATATTTCCACCGCTGTCTGTTGTGCCATGTTATTTGGTTAAATCATTAATTCTCATAATTAAAACTCTTCTGTAAGTAATCATTGCTCCATGTTGTAAATTCAACAATTCAAATTGATAATCACCAACTTTTTGAGCAAAACCATCGCTTTGCAATCCTTTGTTTAATCCTTCAATTTTTTCGCCTAATTCTTTTTCTTCGTTAACCAAACGTTCTAAAAATGTATGTTGTGCCATGTTATTTAGTTTTTAGTTTTTCTATCTCCCGTTGAATATACCACTTCGCTTTCTCTAAATCCTCAATCGGATTGTCAGTTTTTCTCCCTGCCCGTGCAATGTACTTAATCACATTGCCGAGTGAGAAGTTCAACCCCCATGCTTCGATAACGTTAATAGCTTCATATGTGCCGGAGTGGTAGTACTTCATTACTTGTTAGTCCTAAATTGGTAGTGATATAATTCCTTCTCAATCTTCACCTCTGTCTGCAAAACCTTCGCATTGTGCATCGCAGTAGCATACAGGTAATCTTCCCCAATCTTTATGTCTTGGAATGGGAATCTAACGGCAATCTCCCTGCGGATAGGTACAATATGATTCGGATAGCGGTAATAAGCCCCATCCTTCGCTTCGTAGCCGTATTCCTTACTGATGTACCACTTCCGCTCATCCGTGCCGTTGGTGGTCATTATTCCGTTGAATACGATAACATCGGGATCCTGCTTTGCTGCTTCGAGAATGTCAGCGATGTAGGTGGGTGCAATCATATCATCATCATCCACGAATACGATATACTTCCCTGTGGCACTGATTATCAGAGAGTTCCTTTTGCGGCCGGTGGACATTGCACCATTGTCCGATTCGACAATAATTTCTACTTCATCAAGTAATTGAATTGATAACCGTGCCTTCTGCTGCACTAATTCTTGTAATAGTCGGGTAAGATACCCTTCACGGCCTTGAATGGTGCAGATTAATACACTTAATGTCATACATTCTCATTTGGGAATCCGGCGGCTGACCGCTTGATATATGTTTGTTCATCTATGTGGTAATAACCCTGCGTATGCCGTAACTGGGCATCAATCGGCTCACCAGTCCAGGCCGGGTGGTAATGGTCAAAGAAATGCTCGGGGACATATTTCCACTTACCCAACTTCTTCGCAACATCCATAGCCTCATTATCGCACCACAGGGAGAAGTACTGAGGGTGGTAGATGTAGTTGAAACGCTCATAGTAAGTGCGCCCCATTATGCTCATGGTAGGTAGCAGGTGATTAACCCTGCCATCGGGAAAGTGGATGAACTGGTCAAGATTATCAGCGAAGGCATTAATGATTTTGATGTCATAACCTGGTATAAGGAATCGCATATCATCCGACATATTAACAACTATATCGCCCTTCCACCCTTCCATGCCCCGATTGATCGCGTGTACCTTACTTTCACTCTTGCCGTGTGTGAAGTAGATATTCGGTTCCCGTTGTAATTCCAGATAATGGGTAGAATTCAGCGTTACATCATCATCATCATCAACCGTAATGCCTATGGTATAATCCGCTTTGTGTGAGTATGCCTTAATGGTGGCAATAGCTGCAGTCATTTTTGTTGGCCGGCTGCGTGTAGCGAAGTTGTAGTGTATTTTCATGCGTTCGGTTCGGTTTATACAAAGGTGGCAAAAACTTTTGGTAAAGTCCATCTGTAGCCTGCACTTTAGTTTTCCACACCCGGTACAAAGTTTCTCAATCGGCAATTGGTGCTGAATTAGGGTCGGGGATAATTTGGATTATGGTTTGGACAGGTTGCTGGCCATCTATCTCAATACGTTGATCTGCCTTTCCGTACCCCCTGCTAATAAGGAAGTCGGCTGCCCTTACATCACCCTTTGCTGCTTTTGCCCGCATTGATTTCAGTATTGCTTCAAGTGCATTAACCCCATCTTTCTCCTCTGCCAGTATTTTAGCTAATGCCTCCTTTATGTCAGGAAGTTTCGGTCGGCCTTTGGGGTTTCCGGATTGACCTTTAACGAAAGGTTTTAGATTCTGTATGTTTCTCTGTTTTGCCACTGATTCTACAAAGGTACTCCGTTCTTCTTAATTGGTATGTTTGGGTCAAGTTTGCGCATTCGGTCAATGATAACTTGGCAATATTTTGGGTCGAGTTCCATTCCGTAGCATTTACGATTTAATTGATGAGCTGCTACCATTGTAGTGCCTGAACCAATAAATATGTCGGCAATAATCTTAGCATCCTTGCAAAACTCATTAACCATCCTACCGATTAGCTTAGATGGTTTCATTGAAGGGTGTACTCTATTTCTTGCCTCTTTTGGATCATCTTTACTTAGAAAACCAAACCACTCAAAATCTAATACAAATCTTTTGTGCTTAGTCATTGACCAACATAACTCAAAGCAATTACCTATACCTCTTTGTTGCGCATCGGAACTTCTTTTATTCCAAACTAACCAACTGCCATCTTTCCCGTAGTTAGGCAATAAGTCAACAAAGTAGTCAGCACCCCAAATAAAAACCTCTTGGCATTTAGGGAATGATGCAAATATCGTATTAATGAGTTCGGGTGTAAAATCCTCGTTATCTCCTATAATTTTGTCGTATTTATTACCAACCTTATTCGCTTTAAAACCTATACTTTTTTCGCTGCCTTTTATTTGTGAGTAATCAGTATCTAAGAACATTCCATAAGGCGGATCAGTAAATACCATATCTGCTTTTTGCCCACCCATCAACTTTGCAACCGCCTCACTATCTGTACTATCCCCACAAAGCAACCTATGCTCCCCAATCTCAAATAAATCCCCCAGTACAATATCGGTCTGCACAACATCCGGTATCTCGTAATCATCTTCTTGCGCTTCGAGTTCCTCTCCTTGAAAGTCAGGTACATCCAATCCCCAATCCTCTAACTGCTGCACATCCCATTCATTAGCCAACTGCTCCCAATCCCACTCACCAAATCCTACGTTATCCTTAATTAGGAACTCTGCCCTTTGTTCTACAGTCCATTCATCTGCCAAGATAATGGGTATCTCCTTCAATTTGCATTCTTTGGCGGCTTTTAGGCGCATGTTGCCGCCCAATACAACAAACTGCCCATCTGTATCGGTATAGCATACCAAAGGCCGCTTATTTAGCATATCAGGGAATTCCTGAATTGACTTAACCAATTTAGCAAACTTCTCATCCTTTATGATTCGTGGATTGTTGGGGTTTGGTTTTACCCTGCTGATTTGTACTATCATGCTACAAAGTTACCCATTAGCACCCGAAAGTACCAAATGTTCGGCAAAAGTTCGCCATTCGTTTAATTTTCCCTTTGTAACTTATTGATTATCAGCGATTGGTTCGAAAAGTTCGAAAAGTTCACCCGTTCACATATCTATATCTATAGAG